AGTGGGAAAGTCAATTTTATAGTTCAAAGGCTAAAGAGGTATTGAATAAGTACACCAATTAAATAACTGTCACATGGGGTGGTTGCTATACTGCCCCATTTTTGTATAATAGTGTATATACGATTAATACTTTCATGCAACTACGACCACATCAACTTAAAGCTGTACAAGCAATGTTTCGTCACACTAAAGGACAAATCATTGTTCCTACTGGTGGCGGTAAGACAATGTGTATGATTAATGATGCTGAACAAAGATTCAGATCAACCATTGCTCGTACTATTGTAGTTGTTGCTCCTCGTATTTTACTTGCAAATCAACTATCAGCAGAGTTTCTTGAGCATATTACTGACGTTGATGTCGCTCATGTTCATAGTGGAGAGACACATCACTTCAGTACAACTAAAACTGATGAACTTGAAAACTGGTATCATAATAGTGTCAAGAATATCTTAATCTTTACAACATATCATTCATTACATAAGATACAAGAGTCACTTGATATTGAAGTTGATACTATCTATTTTGATGAGGCACATAATTCAGTTCAGAAAAACTTTTTCCCTGCTACTGAACACTTCTCTCATCTTGCTAAAAGATGTTACTTCTTTACTGCTACACCAAAGCATAGTCGCTCTCCTGTCAAGGCGGGTATGAACTGGCCAGAGTATGGTAATGTATTATGTCAAGTGCCTGCTCCACAATTAGTTAAGGAAGGTTACATTTTACCACCTAAAGTTGAAGTTTATCAATCAAGAATACTACATAAAGATGAGTTAGTTGCTGAGCGTGATTGCGAACAGATGATTGACTCGATTGATAATATATGTAAGAATAAGGTATTGATATGTGCTAAGTCAACTAAACAAATCATTGCTCTATTATCTCAAACAGATTTCATTGAAGAGTTAGCAGAGCGTGGTTATTCATGGTTGACTATCACATCTAAAACTGGCGCTATCGTAGATGGCGAGAAGGTTGATAGAGAAGAGTTCTTTAATACTCTTAATGCTTGGGGCAAAGATACAACTAAAAAGTTTGTTGTATTACATCATAGTATTCTATCTGAAGGTATCAATGTCAATGGATTAGAAGCAGTTCTATTTCTAAGAAGTATGGACTACATAGGTATAAGTCAAACTATCGGGCGTGTAATACGTCTAGGCGACGCCACAAAGACGTTTGGTTTAGTTTGCATACCTGTCTATAGCAAAGTTGGAATTAGCACTGCTCGCAAAGTTGAAGCGGTTGTTGATACTGTATTCAACAAAGGCGAACCAGCTATTTCAATCGTAAACAATTAATTAAATGAATTTATTAGTTGCTGGTAGAATTACTGGCTCTTGCTTGATTATTGTTGCATATTTTGTTATACTACATATATCAACACTCTATGGTGCAATTATTCACGTTATTGCTGATGTTATTTGTATGCCCTTTTACATCAAATATAAACAATATGATGTTGTAATTATGTTATGTTTTCTAGCGACAATAGCAATTAGTAAAATTACTATCTTACTACAATGAAAGACCAAGCCTCAGTTGGGGAAGAAACACCAGCTATCAAATATGATAGAGCATTATCTCTATTCACAGAGTCAGTTATGAAACCAGACCACGATTTGCGTGGTTGTGCTCATAATCAAGGTTGTTATGAACAACTTATGGAAATAAGACAACACGTTTTAGATTATCTTAAAACTTTAAAAGAAGTTACACATCATACAAATGCTGATGAGAGTGATGAGATAGAAACTGAGAAATTAATTGAAACTAAAAGAGTTTATACTGAGAAGGAGTATTGGGAAGGCAAAGTGCCTGATGACCAGTTTGAAGAATACTTACACAAATATGGTTATGAGTACACACCAATTGTGACAGTTGATAAACCTAAACATAGAGCTCGCCATTCTGACTTAGATGCTCTATAATAAGAATGGGAAACAAAACTAAGGTGTTTATGGTTTATCCTAGGCTAACAACTTAATGGTAGTTAAAATCAAGTGCGTACCAAACTACCGCCTTTTATTTTTGTTTCTCGCACCCTATTATACATAATCATGGACAAAGCCAAAGAAGAGTGTATTACTCAAATTGAGAACCACTACTGTCAGAGATTAACTGAATTAGTAGATTTAAAAATGTTTGATGAAGCACACGCTATCTTTGAGGAATTTTCACTTGGCGATGATGAATCATATCAATGGTTCTTTATTAAAATCTTAGAAGATACAACAAACGAATGAAAACTGCATTGATTACTGGTGGTGCTGGATTTATAGCACACCACTTGATTGCTCGTATTCTAACTCAAACAGATTGGAATATAGTTACACTTGATAGACTTGATTATAGTGGCAATCTCAATCGTCTCAATGATATACTACAATATGAATGTACACCTAACGAGAGAAAAAGAGTTAAGGTAGTTTGGCATGATTTGAAGGCAGAATTAAATCCACTCGTAAGACGAGAGATTGGCAAGGTAGATTATATTTTACATCTTGCTGCTGGCTCTCATGTAGATAGAAGTATTGATTATCCAATGGAATTTGTAATGGATAATGTAGTGGGAACTTGTAATATATTAGAGTTTGCTAAGTCACTTGATAATTTAGAGAGATTTCTATATTTTAGTACTGATGAGGTATTTGGGCCAGCTCCTGACGGCATCAAGTATCAAGAGAATGATAGATATAATTCTACAAATCCATATAGTGCCACTAAGGCAGGCGGAGAAGAATTAGCAGTTGCCTACGAGAATACATATCAACTACCAGTTTATATAACTCACACTATGAATGTATTTGGCGAGAGACAACACCCTGAGAAGTATATACCTATGTGTATTCGTAGAATACGAGACGGCGATAAGGTCACTATCCATAGTGACAGCACGAGAACAATTCCTGGCTCAAGACACTATATACACGCTAGTGATGTGGCGAGTGCTGTATTGTTTCTACTTAATTACAAAGGTAAGTTTGAGAAAACATGGGGCAATGCTAAATGCCCTAAGTTTAATGTTGTAGGTGCTGAAGAGTTAGATAATCTAAAACTTGCCCAGATAATTGCTCAAGCACAAGATAAGAAATTAAAATATGAAATGGTTGACTTTCATTCATCGAGGCCAGGCCATGACTTACGTTATGCACTAGACGGCAGTAAGATGCGAGATTTAGGGTGGACACCTGATGCTACTGTAGTTGAGAGACTACGAGACGTTACAAAGTGGACACTACAAAATGAGCGTTGGTTATAATCCACAAGTCAACGATTATGTCGTATGGAAAAATGCCTTAGGGCAAGTCCATAAAGGTTGGGTATATTTTGTTGCCAGTGAAACAGAGCATAAACGAGGTTGGCGAACACCTACGAGATATATCTCTATCGAGATTGCTACAAAACCTCGAAAGCAATGTGACTTGACTACATTTCTACATAAACGTATTCATGTATGCCTATGTTGTTTCGAGCAAAATTGGAATGAATTAGAATTAATCAAAAAAAGAAAAAGTAAATATGATGACACTATAATATGGGAATCGAACATGGCAATGTATTAGTGTGCCAATAATATTAGTGTCACACAAATGGTAGATTACTCAACTCTACCGATTATAATGTAAACATACCACCAAAGGAGATTTATGCCACTCTACACTTCCTATTCTGAAGAGACACAAACTCAAATCGAAGAGTTCCTAGAGAATACATTCGGTTGGGACGAAGATGAACTTGTTGGATTCATTGAAATATTTGGCGAAGAGAAATTCAAATTATATTTTGAAGAGTATGCCGATATGGTAGATGACATTGGTAATGATGTTGTTTCAGCATTCTTAAATGTTTTTGATATTGAAAGTGTATCAAGTTGCCGTGATGCCTATATGGGTCAATATGAAAGTGGTGCTGAGTTCGCTCAAAGTATTGCTGAAGATTGCGGCGATGTTCCTAGAAATATGTCAAGTTGGATAGAGATAGATTGGAAAGCAAGTTGGGATAACCTAGACTATGATTATGTAGAGTCTGACAATGGACATATCTTTAGTCAAAACTTTTAAACCACTTTAAAAAGTGGCACACTATCGGTGGATTTCTCATATCCACCGATTATAATGAAGTATATCAAACGAGGTTTCTATGAACTCAGGTACAACATCAACCGAACTCAATGATATGTTAACAGACTTTGTTAATTATGTCTATTCATTCTATGGCGACAAAAAAGAGGCATTATATCCTCTATTCAATGTCGATACAGACAAACAAGTTGATAAAGTAGACATTCTCGGTGCTGTCTATGATTATCTACATGAGATAACTAGACGTAATGATGACCATTTTACTTGGGGCGATGGCGACTCACTTGATAGAGAGAGAGTAAGAGACATACTTGTTATCAGGTATGGTTATGACAAAACATTTTACGGCGGTTCAGTTCTATGGGAGGATTTTTCAAATGAAAACTAAATCAAACAAAGTTAGACATATTATTACTCTAACTACAGGGCAGTATGACCACTTATACAACATCATGTGCTCTCAAGATGAGATAATTGATTATCTTAATGAGAGTGATGACTTTGACCCACAAACATTTGACAATTTATTTGACGCTATTTGCGCCGCAAAGGAGACTTATTTGCCATGACACATGAAGAAATTCGTAGAGCATCTACTGCTAAACTAAAGAACATTTTAAAAAATGATGACCCTGATGTAGATTTACATGATATGATTGATTATGAACTTTATATTAGAGAGTATTCATAATGACTAAACACATAACAACAACAAGAGAAAAACAAATTATTAAACTTATGGAAATGGTTATTGACACTCTTTCATATTGTGAGGATTTATCCGACCCAGAATTTTCAATGTATGAGACTATGAAACACGCTGTTGATGTTGAAGTTTACTATCCACTATACGATTAATGCCATGAAAACAATTACATTAACTGATGAACAATTTGATACTCTATTTGAATATGTTGATAATAAAGTAACAACTATTGTTAATACTTCAGTTGACTATCAAGATAGTGAATTGTTAGAGGATTTCGAGGATTTATTTGATGTTCATACAATACTAGGAGAAACAAAGCAAGAATAT